GCGGTGTCATAAATTCAGTATCGGTCAAAGAGGTTCTAAACGTAGCATGATAGAAGAATACGAAGAACCAAAAACACCCTCTATAGTTAAGGAAGATTGCGAGCTAAGACCTAATCATCAAGGCCTGCAGGTTACTTACAAGGGTGTAACAGGCTGGTTAATCCGCTATGTTACGACCTGTGAGCATAAGCTAATGGAATTGTCGCTAACTGAAGTTAAAGAGTGTTTGGCGCTGAACGTGTCGAAAGATGAGACAATTTAGGCTTGGCAAGTAGTGCTATACCCTTAATTGAGTCTTTTTTATGTGTTAAGATAAGGTTAATGTAATAACATAACAAGGTGATGAATGACTAAGCTTAGCAGCAGTCAGAAAGAGTTGCTTGGTGCAATAACCCAAGAACTTAGGCGCGAAACAGCACTGGCGTTTATTGCTGGCGGGTATGAAAATCAGACAAAGGCATACTTGGCGGCATGTAAGAAGATGAAGAGAGAGCCATCAAAGAACCCAGAAACCTCGGCAAGTGAAATCCTAAGCTATCCTAATGTGATCGAATTTATTAATAGTGTGAAGGTTGTTGTGGCAGAAAAGGCTCAGATAGACGCTCAGTGGGTGCTAGAGCAAGCGGTAAAGGTTCATGAGAGGTGTATGCAGGCTGAGCCAGTAATTGACAAGGAGGGAGGACCTACTGGAGAATATAAGTTTGAGCACTCTGGAGCAAATAAGGCATTAGAGATAATTGGTAAGCATGTTAATGTTCAGGCTTTCTTAGACAAGAAAGAGGTTGAGGTAAGCATTACCCACGAACAATGGCTGGACGGCTTAGAATGAATGCAGATCAACTGAAGGTTAAGCAAAGGCTTAAAGATGAATTTCCCTTCTATGCTCGCAACTGTCTAAATATTCGCACAAAGGACGCGGGTATATTGCCATTTGCGCTTAATGAAGCTCAGTCATATATCTATTCAAAGCTTGAAGATCAATTAAAGTCTACTGGCAAGGTCAGAGCTATCATTCTTAAGGGGCGGCAGCAAGGCGCTTCAACTCTTATTCAGGGGCGCTACGTTCATAAGACTACGCACAATAAAGGTGTTCGAGCATTTATTTTGACGCATGACGGTGAATCAACTAACGCGCTGTTTGAAATGACAAAGCGTTACTATGATTTACTACCTACTTTCGTTAAGCCATCTATTGAAAAATCCAACGCTAAGGAATTGAAGTTCGATCAGCTGGACTCTGGCTATAAAATTGGAACGGCTGGCAATAAATCTATTGGGCGCGGTCAAACGATCCAATACTTTCACGGTTCAGAAGTTGCGTTCTGGCAGAATGCGGGTGAGCTGACTAAAGGTGTTCTTCAAGCTGTACCTGATGCCGATAATACAGAGATAATTCTAGAGTCTACTGCCAACGGTTTGAATAACTATTTCCATCAGCAGTGGAAGATGGCAGAGAAGGGCGAGAGTGAGTTTCAGGCAATATTTGTCCCTTGGTTCTGGCAGTCTGAGTATAAAAAGAAATGTCCCGATGATTTCAAAGCAACTGATTACGAGGAAGAATTAAAAGAAAGCTATGGCCTTAATGATGACCAAATATTCTGGCGCAGGCGGAAAATATCAGAATTAAGCGCTGATGGTGTCGATGGTAAGAAAGCATTTAAGCAGGAATACCCAATGAACGCGGCTGAGGCTTTCCAGATTACTAGCGGCATGAATACGCTTATTAATTCTGATCAGTGTATGAGAGCTAGAGCCAATACATTTAACGGCAATGGGCCTCATGTTGTTGGTGTTGACCCATCAAGAGGCGGCGATAGATTTGCAATAATGCACCGTCAAGGCCGTAAAATGTGGGGGATGAAAGCTTACCAGGGTAATGAGTGTGACAAGCTTGGTAAGAATGTGGCTATATGCAAGGCTATCTTAGACACCATTGACCCGGTATCAGAGAAGAAGCCTGATAAAATGTTTATCGATTTTGGTGCTGGCGCAGACATTGTTGATAGGCTTCATGAGCTTGGATATGAAAGCAGGGTTAAGGCGGTTCACTTCGGGAGCACGCCACTAGACCCGGTTAAGTATAAGAATAAGCGTAACGAGATATGGGGAGAAATGGCAGATTGGCTTAATGATGAGTCGATGCCTGTTGATATTCCTGATAGCGATGAGCTTCAGGCAGATATATGCGCAAGTCCGTACACTAGAGATTCAAACGATAGGCGTGTATTATTGTCTAAAGATAAAATCAAGGCTGAATTTGGGTTTAGCCCAGACTTTGGCGACGCAGGCGGATTAACATTTGCCGAACCAGTTAATGAAAGTGATGAATGGGGCGAATTAGATTACGCACCACGGAGCATAGTGTAAATGGCAAAGATGACAGATGACGAGCTACTAAGCTACCGTAATGCGGCGGAAGCTAATAGTATTCACGCCTCAGATGAATTGAATGCGGCTAATCGTCGTGCTTATGATTATTACTGCGGCAATCCATTAGGTAATGAGGTTGATGGTGAATCTCAGGTTATTAGCACTGATGTGTTTGACCTTGTAGAAGCTGATATGCCTTCTCTGGTTCGGGTATTCCTTGGCGCTAATGACATTATGAAGTTCTCGCCGGTTATTGACACTGAGCAGGAAAGGCAGACGGCAGACGAAAAGACCAAGTACATTAACCACCTTATACGAAATCAGCCTACCTCCTACAAAACAATCTTTGACCTATTGAAAGGTGCGGAGATTTACAAATACAGTGCTGTTAATTATGGCTACGAAGAAGAAGACACGGTTAAGGTTGTAGAGTATGAAGGCTTAACGGAAGACGAGCTTGCAGAAGTTACCATTGAGTTGCAGCTGCTAGAGCAAGAAGGTGCAGAAGTTGATATTGAAGAGGTTAAGCGACCTCAGAGAGATAAGTTCAAAGACATTAAGGCCACTATCAAGAAGACTGTTGGGCGATACTTTAGTCGATATATTGACCCGGAAGACTTTGTAATTAGCTCAGGCGCAACAAGTGAAGAAGATGCAGAAACGATTGGTCATGATCAGGTATTAACCAAGTCGGACCTAGTTGCGATGGGTTACTCCAAAGAGGTGGTGGAAGACCTACCGTCAATTGATGCAACAAACAGCCCTAATAAAGAAAACCGTTTACGTGATCAAGGCGGTGCTAAAGAAGGTAATGGTCTTGACTGGACTGGTGAACTTGTACGATTAGAAACACGTTATATCAAGGTGGACAAAGACGGTGACGGTATTGCAGAGCGATTGCGAATTGTTACTGTAGGCGATGAACTGCTAGAAGATGAGCCCTATGAAATAGCACCTTACGCTGTTTTTTGTTCAAACATGATGCCAGGGCAATTGATTGGCAAGTCTCGTGCCGATGCAGTGATGGAGACTCAAGAAATTAAGTCAACCTTGCTGCGTCAAACGATGATGAACATGTATCAAGTAAACTCTGCTCGCATGGCAGTAAATAAGAACGTCAACATGGACGACTTACTTACTCAGCGTGTTGGTGGTGTTGTTCGCACTAAAGGTGAAGGGAATCCGCTTGAGTCTATGGCTCCGCTGCCTACTCCGTTTATTGGCGACAAGGCTCTTATGGTATTGCAGTACGCTGATTCAGCACGAGCGCAGCGTACAGGCTCATTAATGGCCAACCAAGCACTTGATAGTGATCGACTAGGCAAAGAGACAGCTACGCGCTTTGAGGGCGTCAAAGATGCTTCTATGGCTAAGATTGAATTAGTAGCTCGCGGCCATACAGAGACAGGGTTTAGACGCTGGTTCCAAGGTATGTTGTGGACTGTTGCTCACTACCAAAAGGAAAAGACCGAGTTAATGGTTCTTGGTAAGCCGATGACTATTGACCCTCGCAGATGGTTAAGTGACCAACCTATTACGCCTAATGTCGGTCTGGGTGCTGGTGATGATGAGCAGGTGATGGCTAATATGAGTTCATTACTCGCTGTTAGTCAGCAGTTAGCAGCTACCGGTTCGCCTCTTACCGACATGAGCAAACAGTATAATATTCTCTCGCGAATTACTAAGGCAATGAATCAGTCAGACGTTGGCGAGTTCTTCAACAACCCTCAGCAACCTGTTGAGCTTCTTCAGGCTCAAGTTGAGCAGTTACAGCTACAGAATCAGCAGCTCCAGCAAATGGCGCAAGCTAACCCACTAGCAGAAGCCGAAGAGATTAAGGCGCAAGCAGACTTGATTAAGGCGCAAGCAACGCAAGACCTTAATATTGCCAAGCTTGCAGAAGATCAGCGTCAATTCAATATTAAGACAGCTCAAGATCAAGAGCAGTTTAACGAAGAATTAACCGCTAAAACTAATAAGATGATTGCAGAGCTTGAGGCTAAGTATACGCAGATGGAAGTTGATTCGAACAAAGACATACCAGGGAGTCGTGTTTAATGAGTACAGTTGAAGAGAATGACCAAGCGGCTTTTATCTTTGGGCAAAAAGCCGAAGAGGTTCTAAATAATGAAGCCTATAACTTTGCAATAACTGCAATGAAGGGCGATATTGTTGCAAAATTAGCAATTAACCCAATTATGGGTGATAATGACACTACTATCGAGCTAGTTAGAAAGCTTCAGTGTATTACTGAGCTAGAAGGCCAGCTTGAACAGATAATGCAAGACGGCAAGTTTGCAGAAACAAACCTGATTGCTGCTGACAATAACCAGAAAAGGCACAAGCGATAATGCTAGACACTCTTAGCGAACCTAGTGAAATTGCTGACAAGTTTTATAACAAGTCAGAAGTGGAAGAATCCGAACTGGATCAACCAGAAGCAGAAGACGAAGCGGTAGAGGAATCCGACATTGAAGAAGATGTCGAAGAGTTGGAAGGTGAAGAAACTGAAGAAGAAGTGGAAGACGAAGACGGAGACGAGCCTCTAGACGTATTTGGTCAAGAGATAACTCGCGAAGAATTCGACACTATGCAGAAGCAACAGTTGATGCACGCCGATTACACGAAAAAGACACAGGCATTAGCAGAAGAACGCAAGCAGGTAGAAGCGCTTAATACCGACTTAAGTTCATTCATTGCTGAGTTTGAATCTTTAATCGTGAGCGAGGTTAGTGAAGAGGAGTTAAACGAGCTTTTAGAAGATGGTGATACGGCAGAATATCTGCGCAGAACCAACGAAATGAAAGCTAATAAGGCCAAGCTTAAAGCAGTAAAAGATAAGCAGGCGGAAGCGTTTAAGACCGTTCAAGCTGAAGAAAACAAGAAGTTAATCGAGCAGATGACGGACTGGGCAGACCCGAAAACAGGTCAAGCAACCCAGAAGGCAGATGTAGATAAGGCTTTGAGTTATGCTGATGCTATTGGATTCACAAAAGAAGACCTCGAAAAGCTCGCAGACCATAAGGTTATTCGGGCATTAATCGACGCTGGAAAGTACCGGGAGTTGAAGCAGTCTAAGCCTGCAATAAGCAAGCGTAAGGCGCCAGCTGCCAAGAAAGCCAGTAAAAAACCAGCTCAAGGCAAGACTAAGAAGTTAAGCCCTGCTGATATTTTCTATCCAAAAAAGGAAAAATAAATGGCTACTTTAGCTAGTAACGTATTGACGTTAAACGATTGGGCGAAACGACGCGATCCAGATGGTAAGACTGCCATGATTGTTGAAACCTTAAGCCAGTCAAATGAAATTCTTGAAGATATGCTCTTCAAAGAAGGTAATTTACCTACAGGTGAGCGTGCAACTATTCGCACTGGGTTGCCTGAAACTTATTACCGCTTAATGAACCAGGGTGTACCTAAGTCTAAATCAACCACTGCGCAAGTTGTTGAGAATGCGGCTGAGCTTACGGCCTTATCAGAAATTGACAAGAGCGTTGCAGACCTAGAAGGCAATGTAAACGAATTTCGACTTAGTGAGTCGATGTCGTTTGTTGAGTCTATGTCTCAGAAGCAAGCTGAAACCTTGTTCTACGGCTCTGCTGCCAACCCTGAAGAGTTCGTAGGGCTAGCAAACCGATATAAGTCAACATCAGACGCAAATGGCCAAAACATTCTATTGGCTGGTGGCTCTGGTGCCGACAACGCTTCTGTATGGCTTATTGGCTGGGGTCAGAAATCAATCCACGGTGTTTTCCCTAAGGGCTCTGTGGCTGGCATTCAGCACACTGATCACGGCGAAGACTGGGCGTTTGATGATTCAAACAACCGATTCCGCGCTTATATTGACAACTACGAGTGGAAGAATGGCTTAGTGGTTAAAGATTGGCGCTATGGTGTTCGGATCCCTAACATCGACCTTTCTGACCTTGATTCATTGACGAATACACAGGCTCTAAGTGCTGAAACATCAATTATTAAATTGATGGCAAAGGCTCGCGGTCACATGCCGTCATTGACTGGCGCTAACTTCGCTTACTATGTGAATCGTCGCGTGGCTAACATGCTTCAGATCATTGGTTTGGAAAAGAGCAGCAGCGCAGTAACAGTTCAAGAAGGTTTGAATCAGTTCGGTGAATCAATCTTCACTACTCGATTCTTGGGCATTCCTGTTCGCTTAGTTGACCAATTAACCGAAAACGAAGACTTAGTAAGCTAGGGAGTATTAAAAATGATTTTAGATTCAACACTTCAGTTCTCAAATGCGCAAGCACTGACAGCAACCGCAGTATCAGATAACGTTGTTCCATTAAGCGTTGATCGAGATATTGGTATTGGCGAACCTATGGGTATCGTTATCACTGTTGGCGTATCTGCTGACTTCACAACCACGGATGAAACTTATCAGTTTCAGCTTCAAACCGATGATAACGAAGCTATGTCATCCGCGACGGTTATTGGAGACGTCACGGTTGCGGCCGCTAATCTTACCGCCGGTGATAAGGTTGTGATTCCTATTGGACATTCTAATGAGGCTTTCTTGCGCCTTAATTATATCCTTGGTGGTACAACCCCATCTGTTACAGTGGACGCATTCTTGCAACCTCTGAGCATGATTGATGGCTATGTCACCTACGCTAGCGGCTACTCTGTTTAAGGGGTAGTTTATGAAAGTTGTAGCAATTGAAAAAGGTTTCTTTGGTGGTCAGATTCGGCGTGAAGGCGCCGAGTTTGTCATTGAAGATAAGTCGCAACTAGGCAAATGGATGCGACTTATTAAGGAGCCGGAAAAAAAGAAACCTAAGCCAAAGAAAGCTAAGGTAAAAAAAGAAGAAGTCGAGCAGAAGCAAGACTGATTCATCTGGGCCCAATCCATTAGGTGCGGGCCTGTTTTATATTAAAAGGTGATTAAGTGGCTTTAGATACATACGTAAATTTAAAAGAAGCTGTGCAAGATTGGTCGCATCGAACTGATGTTAAGAGTCGAATGGATGACTTCATCTTAATCGCTGAGCAGGAAATGTATAACAACCGCTTCGAGCCTTTAATGGTTCGCGAGCAAGAGGCTAAAGCCTCAGTTGATACCGTCATTGGCTCTAAGTTTATTTCTTTACCAACTGGCTACGAGAGTATGCGTGGTATTTTGATTGACGATAAGTCTGCTGATGCTCATCAATACGAATTACGCTTTTTAACCCCTGAGCTGCTGCATAAGCACACAACCAATGGCTGTCCTACTGAGTTTACGGTAGCTGATCAGATTGAGCTAAACCGTCCAGCTGACGCTATTTATAATATTGAAATTCAACATATCGCAAAGGTTGCAGCACTAACGGCGGCAAACCCTACAAATAGCATTCTTACCGAATATCCGTCAATCTACTTGTCTGGCTGCCTATGGGCCTTGTACAACTGGGCGAAAGACCCACAGAGTGCACAGGCATCTTATGAGACTTTTATTGGTGCTATTAAAGGTGCTAATATCGCAACACAGAACGGAAAGTACGGTCCAGCTCCAGTAATGAGAACAGAAGGTTATGTTGTATGACGTTTCGCTCTATTCCTCTTAACTTTGTTGGTCAGTCATACCAGCACCGTTCTAGATCGCTATCTTCACAGGTGACGATGAACCTTATTCCTGAGTTTGTACCTAGCGGCAAGACTCAATCTGCACTAACGGCTTGGCCGGGCTCTAAGTCGTTTTCTTCTGGCTCTGGTTCAGATAGAGGCATGCACGTATTCGCAGGCACTCTTTACAAGGTTTCTGGCACTACACTTGAGAGTATTGATGCTAATGGAACAAGGGCAACTATTGGAACTATTAATGGCTCTAACCCTTGTATATTTGCTGATGATGGCAATACGATGCGAATTGCTACGGGTAGCAAAGACTATCAGCTTGTAGGTGGCGTTTTCTCTGAGATAACTGATCCTGACTTAAAGCCTGGTAATTCTGTGGCTTATATTAACCAGCAGATGATTAATGATTCTGACGGCGGTCAATTTCAGGTTTCAGATGTTGGAGTGCCGGGTTCTATTGCGCCCAATAACTTCGCAACTGCTGAGAGTTCGCCTGACGATACTATTCGCGTCTATACATTTAATGAGCGTCTTTATTTGTTTGGAGATGGCAACTCAACGGAAACCTGGTGGAACTCCGGCACAGGCAATCCGCCATTTGATCGAGTTCAAGGCGGCACAATGAATGTCGGCATATCTTCGCCTTATTCAGTATCGTCGAGCACTGATTTTGTTTACTTTCTTGGCTCTGATAAATCCGTTTATCGCTTTTCAGCCACGCAGCCAGAGTTAGTAACTCCTTCTGCAATATCGGCAGTGTTTCAAGGGTATGGCACTACTTCAGACGCTAGGGCTTATGTAGTTAATATCGAAGGGATGTCATTCTATGTTATTAACTTTCCGACTGCCGGCGCTACGTGGGCTTACAATGAAGATGGTAACGCATGGTTTCAGTTATCAACCAACGCAGAGCAAGAAAACTATCTAGGCACATCTTACGCTGAAGCATACGGAAAGAAATTCATAGCTAATGGCGGATTAATTCTAGAACTTGATTGCGATACCTATACCGATAACGGCGAAACAATTATTCGAGAGCGCGTGACAGCTCCAATAATCAGTCCTGAAGGTGGCCGCATTGAAATGTCTAGCCTAACTCTATTTATGGAGACAGGGGTTGGATTGATAACTGGACAAGGAGTTAAGCCTAAAATAATGCTCCAGGCCTCACTTGACGGCGGCAAGTCATGGGGGGATGAGGATTGGATTGATATTGGTCGAATGGGGCAGGGGCGAGTTAAGGTTGAATGGTACAATATGGCCTCTGCTTATGAGATAATGATCAGAGTTCGTGTTAGTGATCCGGTTTTTATTTCATTTCACGGCGCATCAATTAAGCTTAGAGAGGCTGGCTGGTAATGGTTACTCAGGTTGACCCGTTTTTAATCCCCATACCTAGAAAGATTCTAGAGGACAGAGAGTCGCGGGTTTACTTTGAGTACCTTAATCGGTTTCTACATGACTTATGGACTAGAACAGGCGGCGGTAATGATGATGTAGCTGAATCTCAAATAGGTGAGCTATACGAACCAGGCATACAGGTTTCTAATGTCGACGAGCTTGCTGAAGAGCTGCAGACCGACTTTGAAATGTTTTCACGTCAAGATTTTGATATTGAAAAAACTAAGCTCGATATAGTTGTTGTTACCTCGGACTATACAACCATAGGCAATCAAGCTGTCGTTGTTAATAGCTCAAGCCCTGTTACAATAACAGCTAATCCTAATCCTGATGTTGGCGAGTTTTTCCATGTTATACGCTACGGCACCGGCATAGTTACGGTTAACTCATCAAAGCTAATTAACGGCAAGGAATCAAAGACGATAATTAGACAATACACAGCACCTAAGCATCTGTATATTTCAGAGCTTGATACATGGAACACCATTTAATATGAGTTCATACGAGTTTCAAAGCCTGCAGAAAACCGCTTTTGGCGAGCTTCAAGTAGCACAAATGACGCCTGTCATTCAGATTACTGCTCAATACGGCTTACGGTCTGAGGTTGAGAGTGCTGTAATCGGCGGTACCGCTATCGCTGAAGATTCAAAGTTTATTGTGTCCACTGGAACTGGCGCAAATAACATCGCGTCACTAGCGTCAACCCGACTTGCAACATACAGAGCTGGACAGGGATTGGCAGCTAGGTTTACATCTTTATTCACAACCGGTGTTGCTAACAGCTCTCAAATTGCTGGGCTAGTGACCTCTGAGAGCCTTATAGGGTTTGGATATGATGGCGCTGAGTTTGGAATAGTGTTAGCTAGAGGCGGAGAGCTTGAGCAGTGGGAGCTTCAAGTAACAGGCGGAGCTGGTGGTGGAGGTGAAA